AATAGCTGAGGTAGATAATCAGTATGAGGTTCTCCCTCAGGAAGTAACTCAATTAGAACAGAACTTTTTTGAAATGATGTGGAATCTAGAATTCCTGCCCAATTCGCCTACATTAATGAATGCGGGGACTGCTCAGGGTACTTTGTCAGCCTGTTTCGTTTTGCCATTGGAAGATAGTATGGAACAGATTATGAAATCGGCTACGGATGCAGCGATGGTGCAGAAATTCGGGGGAGGCACAGGCTTTTCTCTATCTAAAATTAGACCAAAGGGGTCTAAGATTCAATCTACTCATGGTGTCGCTTGTGGCCCCATAGAGGTACTGAAAACCTTGTCCAGGGTATCTAGTATGATTACCCAAGGTGGGAAGCGTGATGGGGCTAATATGGCTGTTATGAGTGTACGGCATCCAGACATTCTTTCTTTTATTGAATGTAAGCAGAATGAAGGAGATATACATAATTTTAATATTTCTGTGGGCGTAGACACAGCTTTCATGAATGCCGTTAAACTAAATATGGAATATACATTGAATGACCCAAAGACAAGACTACCTGTCTCAACATTAAATGCTAGAGAAGTCTTTTTAAAGATTGTGCAGGGGGCATGGCGTAACGGGGAACCTGGGATGGTTTTCCTCAATAGAATCAATGAAGATAATATGGTAGGTGAAGAATACGGAGACATGATTGCAACAAATCCTTGCGGAGAACAACCGCTGTTAGGATATGAAAGTTGCAATCTAGGGTCAATTAACGTAGCAAAATTTGTATTTCCAAAAGTTTCTGCTTCTTGGGAAGAGTCTATTAATTGGACAAGATTACAGCATGTAATTCGTATTGCGGTACATTTCCTTGATAATGTTATTGATGCTAATGATTATAGTATCCCTGAAATTAAAGAAATGACGAGGGCAACACGGAAAATTGGTTTGGGGGTAATGGGGTTTGCTGATTTACTCATTAGACTAAGGGTTCCCTATAATTCAGAGGAGGCACGGGAAATTGGGGATGAGATTATGCGGTTTATTAATCAGGTAGCAAGCATTAAATCCTTAGAATTAGGTTCGATTAGAGGGACTTTCCCTGCTTGGGAACAAAGTGCATATAAAGTTCAAGAAAATTATAGAAATGCTTGTCGTTTGACGGTAGCCCCTACGGGCACTATTTCTATGATTGCGGGGTGTGCAAGTGGAATCGAACCTCTCTTTGCTTTGGCGTGGCGTAAACAAAATATTTTGGAAGGTCAAACCCTGTTCTATATTAATGAACAGTTTGAGAAAGATGCAAAAGAAAATGGTTTCTATTCTGAAGACCTTATGCTTTATTTGGCATCTGGTGGCTCGTTAACTGATAGAGAGGATGTACCTAACTGGATTAAGGAGATATATGTGACGGCGCAGGATATTTCTCCTGAAGACCACGTATTAATGCAAGCAAAATTCCAGCAATATGTAGATTCAGGCATTTCTAAAACTATTAACTTTGCGTCTGATGCTACTTTAGAAGATGTCTATGATGCGTATATGACTGCGTGGGAAACTGGTTGTAAAGGCATTACTGTATATCGGAACGGGAGTCGGGAAAAAGAGGTGTTAGTAACTGGACATATAGTGGAAGAAGAGGGTTGTGGGTGCGAAAATCCCTTTATTGTACAGGAGAGTGGATGTGAAACCTGTAAATCTTGTGGATGGAGTGCATGTAAGATAGCGTAAAAAATTCATAAGGTAGAGTATAATATACTAGAGAAGTAGAGTAGGAGGGTTATTATGGTAGGAATGTTTCTAAAAGATAGAGAAGTCCAATATACAGCTAATAGGGATGAGGTGACAAATACATGGCGTATTTTAGATACGTGGCATGAAGATTTAGCTAATTTGGGGCCAGAAGATGATGTAGACGATACGAGTAAAGCTGTTACTGTTCTAACTGAGGGGGCTTTTATTTCATTAGTAAAAGAGGCTGCTAGGTTAGGTACCTTGCAAAACGCTGCGTTTGAAAATAATTCTGCTTTAGAAGAAGAAAACCGTATTCTTAAAGAACAGTTACTTGAATTAGAAAAATCTTTGCATACAACTACTCAACAAGTCCATAAATCTGAGGGATTTTTACTTAAAGAGATGGCTATGCAAACAATGCTTAAACTTACTAGTATGTCAGATATAGAGAACTTGACAAAGGATTAATGTATGAGACTATCGGAATATCTACCTGAAGTACCTAAATTAGCCCAAACTGTCATTAATTTAAATGAACAGATAAATTTCTTAGATTTAATGAAGTCTGGGGGTGGAGAGACGGGCCGTGCCCCAACTATAGGTCTAGACCATGTAGTAAATACGTGGGTACGTCATCAGATGGCCTATCGCCAACAGCTTGTAATGGACTTACAGATGCTGGCCTTCTCTATTGAAGAAGTGCGTTCTCCCCTACAACATATTACTAATGAAGTCTTTAGACGAGGGCTTGAATGGGTGCCCTTAGTGGAGAATCCTGACCATGAACAACAACAACGTCTTGTTGAGTTTATGGATGACTGTAATATCTTTGACCAATCTTTAGAAGAAGTGCTACGTCAGTTCCATTTTGATTTGAATGCTATTGACGATGCCTTTTTGTATATGGTGAAAGAGTATCGTAAGTTAGATGATGGTACGATGAGGTCTAAAGTTAATGAAATTAGGCGATTAAACCCCGCCCTAGTTGAATTCGACTTAGATGCTGCTGGACTACCAAAAAATGCTCACTTTCTATGCCCCATCCATAGAGAAGAGGTTAAAGAAGACCCTGGTGAGTGCGAAAAGATTGATTGTGACATAAAATTACAGCCTGTTATGTATAAGTACTATCATAGAAATCAACATATTTTTCTATTAGATACAGAAGTAATTCATTTATCTAAATTCTCTCCTAGTGAAACATATGGTTGGAGTCCTATCTTAACCATTTTTGAAAAAGCTTTAACTTTAATTGGAATGGATAAAAATCTGTATAGATACTTCTTTGAACGGAAGATGCCAGCTAGTATGATGATGGTGTTTACAGATGACCCTGAATCGTTGAGACGGGAAAGGCAACAAATTGCAGCACAAACCAGGCTTGACCCTAACTATATACCAATGGTAGCTGTTTCTTCTCGTAATAATAGAGGAAGAGTGGATATGGTACGTTTGTTCCATACATTAAATGAAATGGATTATTTACCTGTTAGAGGTGAAATACGGGAACGAATTGCAGCTATGTGGGGCGTTACTCCTGCTTGGCAGGGTGCGCCTGAAGCCTTTGGAGGCCTTTCTACCCAGACTCAGCAATTAGTTGTTATGAGTAGGGTAGTTGAAGGTGACCAAAGACTGTTCCATGAGAAAGTTTTACCACAAATTTTAGAATCCTTTGGGATTACTGATTGGGGCTTGAAATTACCTAACCCTGAAGAGAAAGCTGAAGCAACTCGTATTAGCTTCTCACAGCAAAAAGCTCAAATAGCAAATCAATTTATTGCGTTAGGGTTTGAAGTACGCTTAAAAGATGATGGCGTACCCGTAGAAGATGCCGAATTCATGATATATGGTAAGCCTGTTAATATGATGGAAAAACAAGGTGAACAGATGGATATGGCCTTAGACCAACAGAAACAACAAATGGAGATGATGGAACAACAACAGCAAATGATGCAGGCTCAAGCTGGTCAACAGCCTGGACAAGCCCCCGCTCCTGCTCCTGGCGTAGACCAGGCCCCTGGACGTACTGCTAGTGCCCCAGGAGGTGGAGAAGGGCAAGGGGCAGAACCCGTACCTCCGATGCCTATGCAAATGATGGCTTTTGCTCCCTTAAAGGGAAGCGTAAATAAAGATTATACATATAATGCTAGAGGTCAAGGTGAACCCCATAATATTGATACGTTGGGAGAGAAACGCAAATCAGATGATGACCCCACTAAAGAACCTGAAAATTGGGTAGAAGGGGTTGTAGCTAAAGGTTACTTAACACCCATCATTAAACAGGTATCAAATGATGGGAAAAAGATGTGGTTTAGTCAAGATGGAGTAGATTATATAGCTAATTTACATCCGACAGGCGTTACACACGTTGAAAAAGCAACCTTTGGCATGGGGCCAGTATATAAAACTCCCCAACCTGGCGTAAGCTATAATCCTACAGATAATAACAAACAAATAAATTCGGATTGGGATTATGATGAAGAGGATGAAAATGCCCAATAAAGATAATGTTGAAATAGAGAAAATTCTTCCCGCATTGGCAGCTATTGGAGGTGCCGTAGGCCGAGCAGCAATGGCGGGAGGACGGGCTATGGCTGCTGGTAAGCGCAGAGGTGGGGGTGGTGAAGACGAATCAGGGGGTCTAGATGAACAAGATGCTCATGCCCAAACAGAGTGGGAAAACATCCATCGCAGTAAGTCTATGCAAAAGCTAATGAAGTTTGTTCAGATACAAAAGATTGGGTATCCTGACGAGGTACGGTATGAATCAGAACGTAAATATCCCAAAGGTTTTAAGAGGGATGAATCCTCAGGAATTCCTTCACATGGGTCAAAAGAGTGGGATGCGCTTAACGAACTGTGGGATAAACTTCTTGTTCAGGGCGTAGTTCGTAAAGAATTTCCCCTAGACCTGGCCCATAGGTATTTAAGGGCCATACAACTGGATGAGGAAGGAAACCAAATTAGTATTATGAACCATATTGCTGGACACCAAGCTCTTGCAGACGTACATAATCTAATGAATTTTGGAGAGCGGTTCGACTTGCATCCAGATAGGCTTGAATATCAGTTTCCTGATACTAGTCGGCCCGTAACAGGAGAAGATGGCTGGACAACTTTGGGGGATTCGTTTGAAAAACCCCCAAAAGGGTATATGGCGATGTTAGATGCACCCCGTAATCAAGGCTGGAATACTCCTAGAAGTCTAGAGGATTTCCAAAGGCATATATTGCCAGCTATCATTAATCCCGCTATTGAAGATGAGCAATCTAATCAAGCTTTGGGTATAATGGATGACCTTCATAGAAGGGTGCGTCAGACAAGTCCTAACTATGACCCTGGCGATGCCACATTTCCGAAATTACAATCTCCTAGGGGTGAGTTCCAATTTGGCCCTAGAAGTTCGTATGGTACTGAGACAGCCCCTCTGCCTGGGAGTCAACAGGCTAGAAATAGAGAGAATGATTTAGCGATATATGAGCAGACCGGAAAATGGCCCCCTGGTGCTGACTCATCGGCTGGCAGTATGCAAATCAAGGAGCCATATGATAGAGATGTACATTCCGTAACAGGGCATCGTACAGAGCCTCCGTGGAAAACAGAAGATAAGTCAGCATATAGGTATCCGAAGCGTGGGGAAAATGCGGGAATACCAGATGGGCCTAACTACCTCCTAGGAGAGGGGGATACCCTTCCTAATGAGCATCGGACAGACTATTTTTCTCCACAAGATAGGCGTAATTTTAGGTTTCCTACTGAATCAGGTACGTTTTCGGAACCCCAATATTATAAAGACAAGGCGCAACCTTCTGCCCCTAAGTCAAAGGCCCAAAATGCGTTTGAGCAATGGAGGCCAGATTTATTTAGGGATAAGGAAAAGGCTGTAAGCAAACTAATGAAATTCATAAAAGCTGAAGAAGATGATGGTATAGAAGGTTTCCGTAGGCATCTGGGGGATGAAATACAACGTCAAGTCGATAAGAATCGGCCTCACACTGAATGGGAAGATACACATCCTGACTTATTTCTTCCTGTTGGGCATGACAATGCTCCCCTCTTTTTAGAGCCTGAGGAAAAGGGGGGCAAGAGAGTCCCTTCTGTGCATTACCATGCTTATAATTATTTAGATAAAATTCATAGAGATGTTCCTATGACTGCTAACCAACATGCGGATGGTTTAAAAAAAGTACATCGTTCTGATATGTTGCAGAGACATGGGGCTGCTGTTCGTGATATGGATTATGACGATGCTTTTCCTTTAGGAAGAGCTAGACCTAACAGACCTCCTCGTAATGCGCCCAAAGGTCAAAGGCCCAGCCAAGAATATTTAGATACAACTAGAAAAGAAATGAACATACATGACTTCTTAACAGACCATACGGAGTCAATGCTCTCAAAAGTACCATCCCAACATAAAGAGGGTATACAGCGGATGTTTAATAAAGTAGCCTTTGAATCTCCTAGCTACAAACCTACAGGTTCTTTTGAAACTGACCCTGATATACAAAGGTATTTCTCTGTAAGCAAACTGGAGAATTTTTTACAAAAAGAAGGAGCAGTTGGAGGCGAGGGCGGAGGTTTTGACGGACTTTCTGGTACTGTCTTCACTTCTACCAATGCTGGTATTTTTACACCTACTTTTGGGGGAAAGGGAACAAAAAGGAAACATCGTAAAAATAAGAAACGGCAAGAAAAGAAACGGAAAAAGTTAATGGGGAAGGAGAAAAAGAGTGGTGTGGAACGTCTTGTACAATATTTGTATGAGGGTTCTCCCCATATATCTAAGGCTGGTAAAAGGGGCCTTGCCCCAGGACTTGACGCTGATATGACAGGAAATGCTCCAACA